GAAACTTCAACACGAGCCCTCTTACAAGTCCTTTTGCAATACTATTCTTGATAGGAAACAAAAAAAGAAATTTGAGAGCAAACGATAAAAAAGTAAAAATAAAAAATATGGAAGAACAATTAAAAGAAGACACAATAAAATATACAAAAGAATATAGCGTTAATAATGATATTCTTATAGAAACATCTACACCAGATAAGATTGTAGCAGATGTAAAGACTTATGATATTAAGAGTATTAGAGAAGAAATTGATAGGATAGATAACGCTATTGCTCAATGGGAAAGTAAAAAAGCTCCATTACAAGCAATTATTGATAAATATAATGAGATAAAGAAATAATACAAAGAAAAGATGAGTGTAACACCAGTATCAGACATAAATAAAATATTTCAAGATGGTAATAATTTTGTCTTTCAAGATGATGATAATTATAATTTCACTCTTAGATTTTTAGTTGAGTTACAAGATTCAGTATTAGCAGAAGATAAAGTTAATATACTAGCAAAATTATTAGTTGGTGATTCAGTAATAACAAGTGATATTATTAATCTGATAAGAGCTAAAATAGGAATAGAAGAACAAGGCAGTGGAAATGAGATAATTGGGGCATTAAGTAGATTACTAGTCAGTGATATATTTTCAGTAGAAGAAAAGATTAATCTACTAAGCAGTGTTTTATTATCAGACACAGGACAGGCAGAAGAGATAATAAAATTCTTGTTCCGTATAAAAGATTATTCTTTTTCTGACGAGATAATTAGGATATTAAATAAATTGATAGTTTCAGATACAGGTTTAGCAGATGAATTATTAAATGCTTTAACAAAAGTAGTAATTAAAGACAATATAGAAGAACAAGAAATGATTGATATATTAAACAGATTAACAATTGACGACTCAGGACTCTCAAAAGAAAGATTAAAAGCAAGATGGGATAAATGGCTATGTCAAACCTACAAAGATAAGCCGTCACCTTATAAACAATGTTAAAATAAAAAAATGAAAGGATACACAACAATAGACCAAATAGAAAACTACTTGCTAACAGATATAGATTTAGGCTTCTATCACCAGATAGAGAAATGGATTGAATCCGCAGAAGACTACATTGAGAAGGAAACAGGTAGAGTTTTCATAGCAGATGAAACAGCAAGTATTAAACTCTATGATGGTAACGGAGAAGGAGTTTTATTTATAGATGATGCAGTTGAGATTGTAAGTGTAAAAATTAACGGAAAAGAAGTAGAGTTTTATCCTTATCCTGTTAATAAGACTCCAATTACAAAGATAGCAATTACAGAGAGATTCACAAAAGGAAGACAGAATATAGAAGTAAATGCTAAATGGGGATATTCAAAAGAAGTCCCACACGCAATAAGACAAGTGGCAACCATACTTGTAGCAGGAATGATTGAAAGAGGATTAAAACCAAAGGGAGATATGAAATCATTATCACTAGGGCAATATAGTGTGACTTTTGATGATATTATAAAGGATAAAGAGAGAGAAACGTTTGATATGTTAAAAAAATACAAAAGATATTCGCTAACAAATATATGATAGAAATATTCTTAACAAAAAAAGTAGATATTTACAGATTATCAGAAGAATCAGGTGATATGGAAGAATACACAAAAATATATTCTGATATTCCTTTTCATATCCAACCATTAGATGATTCATTTGGAGAGGATTTATCTGGAACAAGAGGTAAAGATTTTATGGCGGCAACAAAATTGCTTGATGTTCAAGAATATGATAAAATAATAGAAGGAGATAATGAATATATAGTAGCAGGAGTTTCAAAGATGGATTTTATGGGAGAGAAGCATCTACAACTAAGAATTAAATTACAAGAAAAAAATGGAACCTAATATAGTATTCACAATAGACTTGAAAAACTCACAGGAGTTCATAAATGCGTTATATAGATTCCCCGGCGACATAGACAAGGCAATCTATGAAGCGTTAAATGAAACGATGGATAATATCCTAAGGAGAGCAAAACAAAACGCACCAGTTGATACAGGAAGGTTAAGAGCAGATATTAAAGAAAAGGTTAATCAACGAGAATTGAAAGGAGTTATCTGGAACGATGTAGAATACGCAATCTATGTCCACGAGGGACATAAAACTAAAAGTAAATACATATTAAGAGCAATATACGATAATCAAAAAGCAATTCAAGATAGGATGCAGAAGAAATTAGAATTGTTAACTAAAAGAGGACTGATATGATTCAAACGATATTCAATAAAATAAAAGAACAACTAGAAACACTTGATTATATTAAGGGAGTTTATGAGTATCCTCAGAATAATCCAACTGGTTATCCTTATTGTTTCTTAGAGTGGATTCAAAATGAATCAGAGATATTGAATAATGAATCAGATAGAATTATAATAATATACAAGATAACGGTAGTTCAAGAAAAGATTGAAGAATTAAAAGGAAGGAAAGGAGCAGAAAAAACGATTATGGACAGGCAATGGAAATTAGAAGAACTATTCAGAGATAATAATAACTTACAACTGAGTTGTGTATTAAGAATAGAGCCGATACAATCAATTAAAAGTTATCAAAATGAAAGAGTAGTAACAGAAACAACATTAAGAGTTCAAGCAATAAGTAGCGTTAATTATAAATAAAAAAATATGACACACATAGGTAGGAAAAGAAAAATTGGCATCGCAATAGAGAATGTTGCGGGCACAATTAAAAAACCAACAATGCAGATTCCATTTTTGGAGTTTACATTAGAACCAAGACATACTCCAATCGGTGATGTTTCAGCAAAAGGAACAAGAATGGAGCAAGGTTGCGGTTCAGTAGAAGGAAAGAAATGGGGAGAAGGTTCAATACAAACAGTGTTAAATCCTAAGACTTCTCCTTATTTATTAGCATTAGCATTAGGCGATATATCATCAGCACCATCAGGGTCAAATTATAAACACACAATTAAGAGAGGAGAAGGTGATGCTTTAACTGCCTCAATATATGTTGATAATATCATCAATGAAGAGATATTTGCTAACGCAGTAGTTAATAATTTAGAAATATCATTTGCAGATGATGTAGCAAATGTCAACGCAGATATATTATCTAAGTATCCAGTAGAGGAAACAGCTTCATTAGGAGAAGACACAGTTTGTTCAACCCTTTATACGTTTGCTAACGCAACAGTAAAGATTGGAGATACTGTAGCTAAGGTTAGAAACTTCAGCTTATCAATATCAAATAACGCAGAATTGATATACAATCCAGGTGATAATAATGTATATAAAATAATTTGGAAATCATTAAATATCAGTGGGTCTATATCAATGCTATTTGAAGATGTATCAATGCTTAGAAACTATGAGAATCTAACAAAGAAATCAATGGAGATTACATTTTCTAGCGGAACTAACAACTCTATTAAGATTACAATCCCAAGCTTCAGAATTGATAATTGGTCTAAATCAGGAGGTAATGATGATGTTGTTAATGAAGAGTTTGATTTTGTAGTAGAAGATAAAATTAGCAGTGAGCCAATCACAATAGAAGTAATCAACCAAGTTGAAAAATATATTGACGGAGAAGAAAGCTAATAAATAAATAATATGGAAATTATTACACCAATAAAACAACACAAAGTAGAACTTAAAGATTGGATAACAGGAAGAGAACAGCAAGACATTAAGAAGCCAATCACAGATGTAATGATGAGGATAACTTCTAAAGGAGAATCTTCAACAGAGATAAATATCGGAGAAGCACAAAGAAAGTCAACAGAAAAAGCAATAGAATCTGTTGTAGTTTCAATTGATGGTGATAAAAAGGATATTCTAAATAGAGTGTATGATATGCCAAGCAAGGATTATGATTTTGTTGTAAAGAAAGTTGATGACATTGTTACAGGAGAGGATTTTCAGCAAGCCGAATAGATTCTAAAAGGTGGTATAGATTAGGCAAGTTAACTGAGCAGATGAAGATTGTAACGATATGTGAACTATTTGGCTGGGATTATCAAACCTACTTGAATCAGCCGATTTGGTTTATTCAGACAATCATAGATAAGATAGAAATTGACAATGAAAGAATTAAGAAGATAAAAAATAAAAAATAGACAATGGAAAATGTTCTAAGGTTTGTTATAGAGGCACAAAATAAAGCGACCGAGACTATAAAGCAAGTTCAATCGCAATTGAGTGGAATAGAAAAGAAAGCTAAGGATATGAAGCCAGCTTTCAAAGAAATGGCAACTGCTGGAACAGTTGCCTTTGGTGCTCTTACGGCCGCAGTTGGATTAAGTGTTAAAGCATTCCAAGACCAAGAGATTGTTGAAACTAAATTAGAAACACTACTTAAAAATACAACTAATGCCACTGATGAACAAATTAATTCATTAAAAGAACAAGCGTCTGCTTTACAAAATGTAGGAGTTATCGGTGATGATGTGACAATAGCATTACAAGCACAATTAGCAACTTTTGAACTCAATACAGAAACTATTAAAAAGATGACTCCAGCGATTCTGGATATGGTGGTAGCCGAAAAAGGAGTTAACGCTACAACTGAGGATATGATTAGTTTTGGTAATGCTTTTGGAATGGCGATGGAAGGCAATTATGCGGCACTTACAAACAGAGGCTTCAAAATTGATGAGAATACTAAAAAGATAATTGAATTAGGGACAGAAGAACAAAAAGCAACAGCGATTACTGAATACTTAAATAGCGTCTATGAAGGAACCAATGAAGCGATGAAAAATACATCAGCAGGTGGAATGAAAGCATTACAAAATAGTTTTGGTGATTTACAAGAAGAAATTGGTGAAGTCTTTATTCCGTTACTCGTTGATATTGTAGGAAAAATAACTCCAGTGGTTGAAGAAATTGGAAAATGGATACAGCAGAATCCAGAATTAACTAAAAATATAACTATATTAACAGCGGCAATAGCTGGAATAATAGCAGTTATAGGAACATTAGGATTAGCAATACCAAATATAATTACAGGATTTAAGGCCTTTGGTGCTATTCTTTCATTTATTATGTCTCCAATAGGATTGGTTGTAGTAGCAATCGCTGGTCTAATAGCGGCTGGAGTTCTATTATGGAAGAATTGGGATGAAATATCTAGTAAGGCAACAGTGATATGGAATAATATCTCTAACTTTATGAAAGGCATATTAAAAGGAATCAGTGATTTCATATATGATTGTATTTCTTTCTGGTTAGGATTGATAGAGATGTTTCTCAATGTTTTTGGTCTTTCAATTAAAGATATTCAAAATGCTATTGAGAATATGATGACACACATTAAAAATATATTCTCCATAGTTTCTAAAGAAGTATCAGGAATATGGAACGGATTGTGGGACGGAATTAAAAGTATAGTTAACTCAGCTGTTGGCTTTATGAAGCCGATTATAGATAGTTTTATTAGTTGGTTTCAGGATAAGTTTGATATTATCGGAGACATTGTTTCAAATGTGAGAAGTGCGATGGAAAATGTTGGGTCAATGATTGGAGGAGCAGTATCATCAGTTTCTAATATCGGAAAATCTATCCTAGGCGGATTCCAGTTTGGAACAGATTATGTCCCACGAACAGGTATGTATATGCTTCATAAAGGAGAAGCAGTATCTCCAGCAGGAGTAGGTAATAGTATCGTGGTTAATATTAACGGAGGATATTATATGTCAGAGAGAGCGGCAGAAGACATAGGAGACAAGATTATAGAGAAACTAAAAAGAGAAGTTAGATTATGACAATTATAAAAATTAACTCAGTAGATAGGACATCTGATATTGATGTTAATACAATAGTAAAAAATGATAAGATTGGCGGTAACAGCTCTCTTGATTTTAGACTGATAGAAAAAGACACGATTGAGAGTCCAGAGATAAATAATGATGTTGAGTTAATAATTGACGGAGTAAAAGAGTTTGCGGGGATAATAACAAGGATAGAGAAAGTAGCAGACGCAGGACTGACATCAAAAATGTTCATATCGTGTGAAGATTATACAAGTGTTTTATCAAGATATATCGCTACAGAAAGATATAGAAGAAAAACAGTTAAAGAAATAATTGAAGACCTAATTGATAAGTATGGTAGAGATTTTTTTACAACTAATAATGTCAATTGTGATATACCAGTAGAGACAATAGTATTTGATAAGATTAGCTTATCTGAGTGTTTGAATAGGTTATCAGAGTTAACAAACTACAGTTGGTATGTTGATTACGATAAGGATATAAACTTCTTTGAAAAATACGATAAATTAGCTCCTTTCTCAATAAGAGATGATAACGGCACATATATTCAAAAAACACTAAACATAATACAAGATTCAAGGCAGTTAAGAAACAGAGTTATGATTAGAGGCGGTGAGGTTGAAGGAAACTTGAGAACAGAAATATATAACAGTGATGGTGTTAGGACAACATTTTCATTAGTTAATAAGTTTGGAACAGTTCCAGAAGTCAAGGTTAATGGAGAATTAAAAACAGTAGGTATTGACTACTTAGACGCAGAAGAAAGCTTTGATTGTTTCTGGAGCTTTGGTGAAAAATATGTTAGATTTAGAGAAGCACCAGAGGTTGGAGAAGTTTTAATATCAGGGCGTCCACTTTATCCGATTATTATTCAGGTTCAAGACGACGACTCTGTTGCCAGATATGGAGTAATTGAGTTTTTCAAAGAAGACAGGAAAATTAAAAGTATTGAGGAAGCAAAGCAATTTGCTGAGGCAGAACTTCAAGCATATTCAGAAAAGATATATGAGGCAGGTTTTACAACAGACAAAGCAGGACTACGAGCAGGAATGGTCATTAACATTAACAGCGATAGTTTAGGAGTAGACGAGGACTTTCTAATACAAAGTGTCTATCTAACATACGAGAGCAAAACAAAAATGTATTACGATGTCAGTTTAGCAACATTAAGAACGCTTGGAATAATTGATTTTTTAATTAGACAATTACGCATCGGTAATAGAATTATTAAAGAGACGATTGATGAAGTATTAGTTAGGCCATTATTCATTACAGAACAACTAGGGATAAAAGAAATTAATGAAATACAAGAGCCAGAAGTAATACCAACTGAGAAACTTGGAATATATGAAGATATATGTGATAATAATGTAGAGCCGATATTTGTTTATGCTCCATATTTCCCGACAGGAACTGATGACCAGAAAGTAAAAAGCATTTTTAATACAGCTAAATGGCAATAATATGAATAAAAAAACAAAAAACAAAATAAGAGTAAAAGGAATACATACAGCGTTCTTTATAAGAGGCGATAAAGTTATTAAGATTGATACAGTTGAGAACATAGTGACCTATAAAGGAATTGAGACTATGTGGAAGAAAATGGCAGGAGAATATTCAGGAGAATTGATGATTGATAAGGCAGTTTTAGGAACAGGAGAAACTCCACCAGCAGTTACAGATTTAGAAATTGAAACTGAAGTTTATAGAAATAATGTTATATCAGTAACGGCACAGGATAATATGATATATGTTGATGCGTATTTTAGTCAGGCAGAAGTTACTGGAACATTTAAGGAGTTTGGATACCTTATTGATAATAGTGTATTATGGAATAGAGCCGCAGTTAACTGGGAGAAAGGAGACTTAGATGCTTTATTAGTCAGGTCGTCCTTTATGATAACAAATGAAGAAGAAAGTTAAAAAATATAAATATGGCAATACCTAAAAATGTATTTTCTGCTGGAGACCCTATTCTAGCAGAAGAGATAAATGAAAACTTTGAAGAATTATGGGCTGGATATGATGCGATAGTTTCACCATCTGGTAATGAATACTCAACGATTGGAGGAGCTTTGACTGATGGCAAGAAAAAAATCTTTGTTAAAAACGGCAATTATACTGAATCACAATTGTCTATTACACAAAATAATACGCTTATTGTAGGAGAGAGTAAAGAAGGAGTTATAATTACAAGTTCTGCGAATGGCTCTGGTTCAAAAGCCGTTGATATTAATACCGATAACATTTCTTTGAAGAATCTTACTATTAAGGGACATCTTACAGATGTAACACCAGATACCGAGAGCATAATTTATATCTCAAAAAATCAAGCCAAAGGAATTATAATTAATAATTGTAATTTTTTTGATACTAAAGGACGTTTCATC